AACCTCTTGAGGATTGTCTGCATTGTATCCTTCTTCTCTGATGATATTATAAGCTGAGAATGGGATAACGTTATAAACTCCGTACTTTTCTGCTATCTCTAGTTTGAGGTAGAAGTCGCCATATTTAGCCATATTCCTAACCCAAGACCAAAGATTAAATTCAATATTAAGTACAGAATAAAATAAGTTGTAGAGGAGCTTCTGAATATTCTCGTCAGAAGATCTAATTTGTAATACTTCACCTTGTTCGTTTTTAAGTGTACATTCATCTGCTATAATGTCTAATGCTGAACAACAGATAGCATCAGTATCCATAGCGTCATAATCTGCATAGATTTGTACCCTTGCAGATTGATAGTTCTGTGATAAGTTTAAGTTAACACCATAAGCTGTAGATGTAGTGTATACCTTATTAAATCTGTCTACTAATGAGTTAGTTTGAATCACACCAGACCTTTGAATAGTATCTGTGTCGATTACTTTTAACATATCTCCACCTTCATTACGAATAATTACATCTGTAGAAAACAAACGTCTTAATGTAGAGAATAGGTTATTTTGTCTTTGTTGTTCTGCCATATTTTTATTTTATAAAAGCCAAGTTAAATCTTGATTAACCTCTCCTTGAGGTGTATTATAATTCATAAACCAAGGGTTTTGATTATATTGATTGTTTGCATTATAAGTGATACTATTATCTTGAGTCCTAGTAAAGCCATTCAATGCAGCATACGTTAAGTTCTCTGCATTCTTTCTATACCTAAGACTAGTTTCTCTTAAATACATAGCAATAGCAAAAGCCATAACTAGATCGTCATTATAACTCTGCATAGCTTGAGCCTTACCATTCTTCCATATAAACACTCTCAGCTCTTCCAAAAGCCTGATAGACTTTATATTAGCTATTTTATTCTCAATCACATCTCTCATCTTCTCAACAGCTAATGGTCTAGTCTTTTCAGTAGTACTAAAGCCAGGAACAAGCCCATCGGCTCTATTATACTTATCTACATATTTAGTAAAGTCCATATTCTGATCCTGCTTATAACTATAATGAAGGTTGTTATAACCTCTCTCAACTATAGTTTGAACAACGTCCCAACCAATGTTGGCATTTTCTGGTACAAGAAGAGCATTATTATATTCTGAAGCTATACTAAGTAGAGTATTAGCGTAGTCTCTTGTATCGACCTGTGCTTTATATTCAGCTACTTGAGTTATTGATTCTATATCAATTACATGGAAAGCAGAGTAGTCACTACCATCACCACGCGCTACGTCGGCAATGACAGCGTAGTATTTCATTGGATCAGGATATTCCCATATCCACAATGCCTTGTCTAAACCACGCCTCTCTATTGGTTCTGAAAGCATATTCTGTTCATACCAACTTAATATGTCTGGTTCTATAACTGTATTACCAGATGTTGCAAAGTCGCAGTCACACTCTTGAGCGGCATTACGTTTACCTAGAATCTTATCTTGTTCATCACGCCAGTCTTGATTACGTTCAGGATGTACTGTCCATGGAAGAGAAATAGGTAAAAATCTGTTCTCTTGATTTTGCGCTGCTAAATAACTTTTATGGAACCAGTTACCAACACCATTAGGAGTAGACAATGCCACACAACCACCACCAGTTGCCAAGGTTTGTTGAGCTGCTGTAAAGATTGTTTCAATATTATCAATGAATGCTGCCTCATCGATCACCAACAAAGACACAGATTCAGAACGACCAGCATCACCAGCCGCTGAAACAGCTTTAACTTGTGAACCATTAGCTAATCTAAGACTTAGCCTATTATCTTCTGATGTTCCTATCTTCAACCAAGTCGGTAAATTTTGGTAAGCAAACCTTACTTTTGTTACCATGTTCTTAGCAGTGTCTTGCTTAGTTGCAATAACAAGGATATTTTTATCCTTATTGAATAACATTAACCATAATGAATAAGCAGACACAAGTGTAGAGATACCTAACTGTCTTGACTTATTGATTATAGAATAGTCATGCTTTTGAAATAAACGCAGTACCTTCTCTTGAAATGGATAAAGGTCGAACATTTGTCGACCTCTTTGAGGGTGCTGGATCATATAGTACTTCTTCATGAAGTATACTGGATCCGTGGCGCACTTTACAAACTCCTCCTTTATTCTTTCTTTTATATTGTTTTGTGCGTCAGACATTTTATTTTATGATGAGACCTATTATTGCGGCACCTAATACAACCTTTTGTATCCTATTCCACTTAAGTCTTCTTTCTTGCTTTTTCATATCTTGTTTTAATCCGTTAACTTGTACCTTGTACAACTCTTCTTGCTGTACTTTCTTATCAATGATAGACGTGTAGTTAACTTCTTTCTCTCTTAATTTAGCAATCACCTCAGCTCTATTCTTTAATGAAGAGTCCATAGTTACAATAACACTATCTTGTGTAGCAACTATCTTTTCATTTACTTCACCCTCTTTAAGATTCACCACAATAGCTTTACTTACTTCTAGTGGTAGGTGAGTTGTGTCTTCAGACTTCTTAGCATACTCACTGCTATATTTAACTACAAAGAAACTGTCTACTTGAGTAGGAGTATACTTTAAAGCGTCTTTAGCATCCTCCAAATTATCTTTCAAACTACCAATCTTATCTTGAAGCTTTCCTGTTTTCTCTACTAAATATAAGTTATCTCCTTCTAAAACAGAAATAAAAGTTTCTAGTTTGTAATTATCTTCATGTAGTGAGTCAACTTGATACTGAAGTGAATCAATCTTAGCCTCAAAAGGTTTAGTATCAAACTTACCTGGGTTATAAATGAACGTATACCAAACAGCTAATAATGCTAACAGTATAATTAGGCCAATACTAAATATCTTCTTCATCTGAGGTTAGTTTAGGGTTTTCAACTTGATCTATCTGCTTTTTTAAAAGTTTAAGTCTATCCGGCATATTACCTACTTCTCTTTTATAAGAAGCGATATCTTTCAGTTTAAGATTACCATCAGGCCCTCTTTCTGTGTGTTTTGCAATGATAGCTTTTACTTTAGATTGCAGATCAGCGTACTCTTTTTTCTTTTTGTCGATGTTCTTAAAGTCCTTCTCAGAACTTTTCATGTCTTCTGCTGATGGCTCTAATTCATCTTCATCTACCTCTCTGATCTTAGAGATGATAGTGAGATTGTTCTCGGTTAAATACTTTTCTAAGTTAAATGACATAGTTCGTCAATTTACTTATAAATATTTACTAGTCTTGTAAATCTTCTTTGGGTTCGGCTTTTCTAAGAGGTCTAGATAGTTCTAGCCATTTATCATAATTGTACTTTACTCCATATATGTAGTATTCATCTGGCTTTGATTCACCTTTAGAATATAATATGGCAGGGCCAGTTACACAATGTGGTTTTGTGATACCTTTTTCATCCTCATAGAGGTGTAAGATTGTACCTTCAATGGTACGAATTGTTCTATAAACAGAGTCTTTTTTAGGCATATAATTAGTTTGCCTTAAATATACAACAAATAGTTGAAATAAACTAACTAAAATCTATAGTATTATCAAACTTAATATCACTATCTTGTACTGTATCTCCAAGTATAAATTTAGTTAAAGAATATATACTATTATCAATATAGTCTCGTATCTTGTAAACATATGACTTTAAAGTATCGATTATTCCTTCTTTTAATTTTGTAGGATCGGATATTAGAGAAACAACACTCCAGAATCTATATCTACCAGTTTTTTCGCCTTTTAATTTTTCAGAAGACGATTTGAATCTTACAGTTAACTTCATTTGATCTGCTATTTTACTAGCATATGCTCTATCTTGAGTAGAATGAAGTTTAGAATTAGATAAGTCTGTATTTACAGATAAAACATAATCCGCTGCTGCTGGGCTATTAGGGCTAAACTTTTCATATCCAGACATAGCTTCTTGAGCAAAAGCAATTTTAAATTCAGGACTCTTATTAAAAAGATCTTCTAGTTTACTAGACATTTCTTTATGAGCTTTATCTCCTGCAATTAATACTTTATCTTTTCCAGATTTTAAACCAGCTTCAACTCCACCTGACTTTGTATATCCTACTTCTACAAATTTATCAAACGTATCTAATACAGCTTTAGCTTCTTTAGAATTTAAAATACCAGGAACTTTTTTAGCTGCTGCATAAAAAGTAGCGGTAGATTCATTTTTACCACCTGACATTAATTGTGAATTTCCTACTTTTACAGATATTTTTTTATTTCCTAAAATAACATCAGTCTTAGGAGTTATATTAGAAGCTCCTTGGCTTTTCCAAAATTCTGTAAGCTGTGCTTTTTCTCCAGTACGACCAGTAGCTCTAGCTGATTTTCCTTTTTGAAGTCCTAATTTAACTATAGCTTCTTCAGCTTTAGCTATCATTTTTTTATTTGACTTCAACTTTTTTAATTCATCAGGAAGTATCGCACCTTCTGGTGCAGGAAGTCCATTTACTTTATACCAAGCATATACTAATGCAGATTCAAAAAGTACGGCCTCTCCTGTTTCTGCTTCCTTTAAAATTTGTTCTAATATCCTAGCCTCTGTTAACTCTTCTCCTCCACCTTCTTCTGGTGCTGATGTTTCTGCTGGTGGTGTTGGGCCTGCTTCTTCAGCCGGTCCTTCAGCGTCTCTAGTTCCTTGCTCTGCTCCTTCTGGACCTTTAGTCTTTAAAGGATTGCCGTTCCTCAATAACCTTGAAATAGCAACCATACATCTTTCTTTCTCACCAATTGACATTAAGTAGTACTTCTTGCCCTGTACAGTTGCTTCATAAGCTTTGCCCATGAACTGCAAAAAGAAGTATTCACCATTGTGAAGTACAATCTTGAATGTAGTTGGTTTAGGAGCCACTACATATATACCAGTAATATACTCTTCAAATGAAGGAGTCATTAAATACTCAAGAGTCTTCTTAAGTCCAGCATACTTTCTTAATATAAATTGCATAGGATCATCCTCAAACGTTGATGTTTCAGGTTCCATCCTATCTAACTCATTTAAGAGTATAGTCTTTAGTATATCGTGTTGTGACACAGGCATAATTTATTTTGCTTTTTTTGCTTGACCTTTCCAGAACGCTGCACCAGCAACTGCTTCAGGATTATCAGCTCCACTCTTTTTAGCAGCTTTTACAATCTTTTCAAACCCCTTTCCTTTCTTTCCCATATCTTTACCAGCCTTAGCTTTCTTTACAATTGAAGACTTTTGCTTCTTTGATAAACCAGCTGATGGCTTTTTCTTTGCCTCAAGAAGATCTTCCATCATACTTTGAAGTGTCATTTGTGCATCTTCTTCATCTCCTGCAGGTAATTCTTCTGTTCCATCTGGAAGTTCATCCATATCATGTTCACCACCATGAAGCTCATGGAAGCCTTGTGAAGCTTGATCGATATAGTTCTCAGCATTAGTAGTATGATCTAGAATCCAACCTAGGATATCATGTTCGTTACCGCCTAATTTCATTTTGAGTTCCATAGCACTCTTGATAATAGACTCAAGACTGTTGTTAGCCATAGAAACTTCGTGATCTTCTCCTTCTTTAACTAATTTACCATCTATAAAAAATACATATCCTTTTGGAGAGTCTTGTTTAAATATATACGATATTTTCTTTCCAGGATTTTCTTTTTTTAATCTACTTAACTCGAATGATAGTTGATCCATATCAACTTTTTCTTCCAACTGAGAATCTTCTTTTTTTACATCTTTTTTAGCACGGAGTGCGGCAAAGTCTGCGCCTGTAATTTTACCTTTTGGTTCAGCTACATCAAGCTTTTTTTGTCCTCCGGTAAGCTCCTCACTCATTTCTTTCATGAGAAGTGCTTTGAAAAATGAAATGCTGTTCATTATTATTTGTTTTTAGATTTTTTTGCTCTTTTCCACAACTTAGCGTCTACCTTTCTAGCTCCACCTTTACCAGTTACAAATGAATTTACTCGGCCCATTGCCCATTGATGTTGACCAACTCCTGGACGGTGGCCTGTTTTCCAAGCTGCAAGACCTTTAGCATATACGCTTTTAAGTATTGACTTAGATATACCAGTAGCTTTAGCCTTATTTGCCAAGGCTTTTTCTACTTCTTGATCGTATTCAAGGATAAGTATTTGCTTTAATATATCTAAACTCTTGATCATTTTTTCTTCTTTTTATCTAGTTTACGCTTTACAATTTCACGAGTTCTATCCATCTTTCTAGCGTAAGTAGGATCATCTTTCTTATTAAAGTTAGCTTGTTGATTCAATGAGCCTGTTATTTTACTCATATTACCTTTTCTAGTTTTAATCAACCAGTTAGCCAACTTCTCTGCGCTCAACTTCTTAAACTTACCTTTTGCGTCTGGTGCATTAGAATGATGGAACTTAAGCCTTTCTTCAAATAACTGATGTAGTAATTCGTGAAGCTTCATTACTTTTCTTTTTTACCAAACCTTTTTTCATAAGCAGAAGTAGCAGCGCTTTTCTTAGTCTTATACTTCTTTGTTTTTCCTTTATCAGCATAGTCAGCATCCCATTTGCCATATGCAGAAGGATCATCCGACTTTAACTTCTTTACTCTGTCTATCTCTTTCTTCATTGCTGAAGCATCTTTTGTAAGATACGCAGGATTAACCTTAGCCTTCTTTTTGGCTTCACTCACTCTAACACAGTTAGGGACCATTCTAT